CTTGATTGTTAGGTCGATGTACTTAGGTGCAGTGACATAATTGTACCTAACACCAAAATACCCCGCGCCAGAATTTGCGGGTACTGGTACTACTTGTGTAAGACCATCAGCCGCTAAAGTTATTAACCCACCCGGGGTCACTGTACCTATTACATCAGTAGAGTTGCGTATAACCAGATTTCCGTCTTTAACGTGAGCCTGTATTGTTGATAAAAAAGAATTTCCAAAACCTTTATAGGTTAATACTATTACTGCTGTATCAGCATATAAACCGGGACGTAAAGTTTGATAATCGACAGTCGAATTAGTAGTCTCAGTAACAGGTAAGCTTGTGTCGCTTGCTTCATCAGGTGCGTAATCATAAGCATAACCGTTAGTACCATTTACTAAATTCCAACCGTGAGATTTACCCGACCCGTTTATTACACCAGTTTGAGGGTTAAGAAAAGTATCAGGAATGCTACCAACACCACTAGAATTAAACGTTACAGTCTGTTGACCGTATATATCACTATAAATCGTCAACACTAATGAAGTAGGGTCTATACGTGGGTGTGGTAAGTTTATATAAGTTGTAGTTTCTAAACCGACGTTAAGTTCGGCTACTAAGTCTTTATATAAAACGTCAGAACCCCAAGTAAACAAAATGCTACTGTCAATGTCAGGTAAGCCACCTAAAGATACTGAGATAGTGCCTGTACCGTCACCATTGTCATTAATGTTACCAGCACCTAGATTATCGCCACCGATTGTACCGTCTAGATTCGAATTTAACTGATACCACTTACCGTTACTGTGATAATTGATATAGAAGTTAGCTAACGACGGCATAGGTGAAACATTCTTAACGAAAACTGTACCTTGATTTTCTTGACTGATTAATATAGCCCCCGTGTATGAAGAAACTACAGTCTGAACTACCATAGGTACAAACGTAACATTACCACCCGTATTAGTACCCGTGTTGTTATAATTACCTGAAGTGTAATCAATTGTACCTACGTTCGCACCGTTCACATTGATTAAATTACCCAAACCGTCATCTTGTATATATGTGGTTTGCCAAGCAAACGAACCGGGTTTGACGGGACTACCTAATGAGTTAGAACCAATACTCATAATACCCGCGCTAATTACTCTACCGCCACCTGAAGGAACTAATAAAACATCACCCTGTAGTAAAGCGTCACGGTTAATAATAGGTGTTTGAGTTTTAGAGGCGGGTACTATCTGCTCTGTAATATCATCGACATACACCGCCAAGTCACCCACACTGCCGTCAGCGCTTAAAGGCTTAGTGCCGTAGAACTTAGCGGCGTCGGCAACCTGAGTAACGAAAGTAGTGGATACACCATTCGTCTGACCGTCAGGGTGAAATGATGCTCCGATATGGTCTATCTCTAACGGTTGTTCTATCTCAGCAATGACACGACGGCGAGTGTAGTCAGAACCTTCATAACTTAAAGTTATAGTACGAGGTTCAACACTAGATATGCGTACATACTCTTGTTGTAAGCCGTCAGCACTTTGAAGCATATAGACCTCACCCGTATCAGGTGTAGATTCTGTTAATCTTTGTAACCAAGTAATCGACTTAGCACCCGCTACGTGTGCGCCAAATAAGTAAAATGGTGCTTCATAACTAGCTACTACATAAGATTCTATAGCCGCTTGAGCATCAACACGAACATCACTAGGGCTATCAGTGCTAAACAACAACGCGCTAACATTAGGGTCATCCGGGGTTTTGGTTAGGATTGCATGAGCGCCGTAATAAATTTCATTACTATCAGTATCAACTACCGGGTGAAACTTACGTAAATTAACAGCACCACCGACAGTATCAATACGTGAAATATCAGGTAAGCTATTGTTTAACCCACCGTCAGGTAATACGTTAGAAGTTTTGAAACCGCCGCCGTCAGGGTTATCAGTGTTGTCTTGCGACATAAATAGTTTAATGTCTGTATTTTTAATTGTCATTATTCTGTAGCCTCTAAAAATTTAAGCTTAATGTTAGTGTATGGGTGACTGTCAGGCATAACATTAATTCTAGTTAATGGTTCACCAGCGACCGGGGTATTCATCTTATCAAAGATTACACCTTTAGTCTCACCGTTCGGTAAAGTAAGTTCGAAGTATTCACCGGGTAATATTGATAGTGCATATAACACCTTAATGTTACCCCGGGTTACACCTACACCGTCACCCGATTCAAGGGTAATCTTTCGACCACCCGCCAATTGTACAGGAGCGTCATTAATAATTAAATGACCTCCCAATGTGTAAGCTAGTTCTTGAGTAGTCGCCGCGTGTGAGAATTCATCCACCCACACGAAGTTATCGCTCAATAATAATTCACTATTATCAATCAATCTTTTAAGTAACATTTAACCACCTGTATTAATTTCGCCTAACTCAGTCAAAGAGTTTAACATGTTATCTAAGGATTCACCATCGTCATCTACAAATACACTACGGGTAGTACCAGATGGTGACGTTAATCTAATTTCTACTACTTTTCTATGATTTGAACCGAAGCTAGTATCTTTAGCGGTTGTGGTCTTATCATACGTGGTGCTATTCTTCTTACTGAACTCGTCTTTAAATTCGAGGTCTTGCGCTTTCTTTAATTTTGCAATAGCAGCTTGTAACTCAGCTACTTGAGTGTTATTACCGTAAGCTCTAGCCTCTTGTAATAATGCTTCGAGTTCAGCGACTTCACGTTGAAATGCACGTTCGCGGATATCTTCAAAATTACCCAAGGCTGTATCTAATCTATCTTGAACATCACTGATACTTGCATTGATTGTAGCGTCTAAAGACCTGAAGCGAGATTCAGCTTCACTAATAGCAGCTAACAACGGGTCTAATTGATTACCTGACAATTCAGTAAAGTAACCATCGGCTCTACGTGCCATACCCGCTAATTCTTCCATACTAACCGAACCAGCGTTAACACGATTTATCCAGTTATTCAACGCCTGAGTTTCTTCGATGACGGCAACCTTACGAGCCTGTATCTTACGAGTCATGTCATCAAGCGGTCTTAGGATACCTATAAGGTCATGTGTTGCACTTGCGGTAGCTAAGTTGAAGTCTTGCATCTCACGGTTAACGGTGTTTAATTCAGCGCTTAACTCTTCGTATGATAAAGATGTATAATCTAACTCTTCGTTTAGTTGTTTGTTGAGGGCTAACCAACGTCCTGTATAAGCAGCCGACACACCAGCATGATTAGCATTTTTCTGTAACTCAGCGGAATTTCTAGCAAGTGCTTCGGTTTGCGCTTTAGTAACCCCAACGGCTTTCTTAGTAACCTGAGTATTAACTTCAACGGTACTTGTATTGTCACCTAATGTAGTTTGAATTTCAGCTAATGCTTGTTTGAGTTCCCCGGACTTAGCCGCATATTCACCCTTAGCAATTGTACCCGCTATAAATCGGCTAGTAAGTTCAGCTAGTTCGTCACTATATTTCTTTTGTAATACGATTAACTCAGGATACGTTAAAGCTTCTTGTTCCATCAATACTGTTTTTTCTTGACGTAGCGCTGATAACTTAGCTTCTTCAGCCCCTAGTTTAGCCGTGATAGTAGCTGACTCTTGAGCCGTTATACCCGCTTTACCGAGTGCTGTCTCGTAAGCCGTGATATCTAACTGAGTCTTATCAATAACTTTATTCAAGTTACCCATACGTTCAGTCATTAATTGAGTCGCGTCGGAATTAGTACCAGTAGCTAATGCTATACTGTCATACGAACTAACCAACGAATCGTAAGATTTCTGTAATTCTATTGCTGTAATCGTACCGTCATCGTATGACTCAAATAAACGTTTACTTGCTACTGTAAAACTTTCAGTTACTACTTGCGCGTCAGCTAATGTCTTACTTGATGTTTCAACAACCTTTGTATGTTTTTCAGTATTAACCGTTATACTGTTAACCGCGAAGTTGTACTGTTCTAATGTACTAAATCCTTTATCTAATAAGTCCTTGTGTTCAGCAATACGTTTATTAGCTTCTTCTTGAGATATAGTGTATTTACGGTTGGCTATAATAGAACCTGTTTTAACATCGGTTTCAGTCGTGATAGCTTTAAGTCGTTCAGCCGCTAACGTTGCTGACTTTTCATTCTGCTCAAGTTGTATTTTGTCAACAATGTTACCTTGTTCAATCTCACGATTCTTAGCAACAATAGTCGCTGTTAATTGGCGATATAGTTTATTGTCAGATTCAAGATATGTACCACGTTTTAAAATGATAGCAATTTGCTTTTGTTCTTCAACGCTTAACTCACCGATTATAGAACCGTACTTCTTAACAATATCACCCAAGTCACGATAAGACGCTGATGACTCTTTATAAAAATCAGCATTAGCATTGTTCATATCCTCCATGTCACGCGTAATATCTTCGGCGGTTTCCTTCATACCTTGTCTGAAGTTGGTAAACCATTCGTCGCTAATCGTATTCTCATTAAAGAAATTAACCATCTCAGCCGACGCGAGTACGAAGGTCTGTACCCCTAGTATTACAGCATTGACAGCAATTTGTAACGTATTGAATGATTGACGTACCGACATTATAGCGAAGTCTAAGATACTTATATCACTAGCCGCACCTGTAAATATCGCACCGAAGTTATCAAATGAACCGCCGACTTCTAATAGAGCTTCACCTAGTTCACCTACCAGATTCATAAACTCTACAACTGTTTCCCCCGAGTCTTCAATAGCTGCATTAGCGCCACGAATAGCCGCGTCAGTTTCATCGCTAAACGCTTCACCTATCTTAACGGTAAGGTCAGTAAATCGATTAGTTAATTTGCCTATAGCCGCTTCTTGAGTTGAGTAAGCTTTAGCCGCTTCTTTAAAGTGGGCGTTTTGTTCAATGAACGCTTTATTAGAAGTACCCAAGGCTTCATTTAATCTGTCTGAACCATTAACCAAGGCTTCTAATGTACTAGAGGCTTCAATACCATTAATTCCCATAGCGCCTAAAATGTCAGAAAGATTCTCACCATTATCTCTAGCTTTAGCGAACCCATTTATCAATGCTGTTAGAACGGCTTCAGGGCGTTCACCGAGGTTCTTTTCAAGTTCATCGGCTGTTTGTCCAGTATACTGAATTAGGCGCTCTAAATCGTCACCACCGTCTTCAACACCTGATTTGATAGCCTGAGATAACTTAAACATTGAACTACGCGCACGTTCACCCGTTTGACCCATCTCTTTTAGGACAGTACCATAAGCGGCGGCGGCGGCTGAACCTATATTTAAAGATTGCGTACCGTTCACAACCTCTTTAGTCATCGTTAATATTTCGTCTTCAGCTACCGCGAAGTTATTACCAAGTGATACAACAGATGACGCTAACGCATCAATCTTCGGGATACCTTCACCAGTCATACCAAGGATACGAGTTAGCAATGTAGCCGCTTCGTCACCCGCTAAATTGGTTGATACTTCTAACGCATCAGCAGCCGCTACCATCTTCAGTAAATTATCTGTTCCCGTGATACCTAACTGACCCGCAACTTCAGCCATTCGTAAAAGTTCGTTAGTAGCTGTAGGGGTAACGTCAGTAGATAGTTCGACAATCTGTTCAGTTAACTCATTCAGGCGGCTTCTAGCTTCACCCGTGGTTTTTTCAACCTTAGTTATAGCGACCTCTAAATCACCGTAATTAGTTATTGAAGTGGCTATTGCCCGGGTTGCACCTTGAGCGGCAATTAGTAAAGTATATGCTTGGGCTAGTCGTCGAGTAGATTGAGTTAGTAAGTCGGTATTTTTAACCCCGGATTTCTTAACAGCCCCGTCAGCTTTAATAGCGTTACGACTAGTTAACACTTGCTTCTCAGTTAACTTATACTGTTCACGTAAAGCTTTCTCACGACGTATAGCGTTACCCGCGCTAATCTTACCCGCGTCACGTTCAGCATTGAGTTTAACCAAGGCTATTTCATATTTCTTTAATTGAGCAGTAACACGTTTAGTTTCAGCGGCTAATTCACGCTGTTTATTAATTTGTTTATCAATTACTAAAGCTTCTTCGTGGATTAGAGCTACGGCTTTTTCAATAGCTTGTAATTTATCCTTTTCAACAACCCGCGCTTTCTTCTCAGCGATTACCTTTTCTTTTAACTTTTTAATGTTACCAGCATACGCCGTGTTCAATCCAGATATAGACGCTGTAGTGCTTTTAATTTCAGCCGTGATAATACCTTGAATTTCAGCGACGTTTTTACTATCAACACCTAATTGTTTAGCTTGGGCTGACACTTTATTATAAGCGCTTTCTTGACTTCTTAATTGTTGACGTTGTGCTTTAAGTTCTAAGTTAGACCGGGATACAGCTTCACGTTGCGCGTCGGTTGCATTTTTATTAGCTTTAACTTCTTTCTTTAGGTTAACGTATGCAACTTCAGACTTAGAAAGTTCTTCACGCAACTGTAGTGTTTCACTTCTAGCAAGTTTGTAAGAGTCAATTACTGACTTATCTATTTTTAACTTACTAAGGTCTTTATTTGTTTCTTCAGCTTCATCACCTAAAACTCTAATGTCTTGGGTAATTTCGATTAAGTCATCGGTTGCTAAATTTTCAGCGTCGATGACTAGTTTAATTATGTCTTTATCGTCGTTTATCATTTGTTAAATTCCACGTAAAAAAAAAGGATATACAATAGTATACCCTCTTAACTTAGTTATAGCGATTACAGTTTATTTAGTCATAGTAACGGTAAAAAACTGGTCGCCTGTATTGCGAGATTCATCAGCCAATACTTCAAAGTCTAACGGTAACTCACCGTAGTCATCCGTAATTAAGTCTAATGCTTGAGCAGCGGAAAACTTAACCCGGTGTACGTTTACTACAACAGCTTTATCACTATCAGCGGTGTTAAAACCGTTGAACACTAAACGCCATTCAGTAGCGGCGGCGGCAAGAGCTTTAAGCTTGTATTGAGCAATAGGTGTATAAGCTACACTTGCGGCAATACTACCCCCGGCGGGTGTATAAGCTAACATCTTGATACAACCAGAAACAATCTGATAGTCAGTATCTTTAACCAAGACAACGGGAGAGCCGTCCGGGTCAGCAGTTACTACAAAACTTTCAGCTTGGTCAGGGATATACTCTAAGTCAGTAAGTCCACCTGTATGTATCATGACACGTTCGTCACTGATAGCTACGGTTGAAACATCTTCGATTACAGCACGTAACGCAATACGCATAACGTCAGGTTGATAAGACAACCCTGTGATAGCGCCTGTGATATCTGCGATAGTTGAAGCCGACGCCGCGTTTCCACCCGCAGCCGTCCGATAATCTTTTTGAGTGGTCTTGTCTTCACCAATAGCAAACGATAATGCACTCGCGTTACCAAACTCGAATAATGCTGAGTTTACGGCTGCGGCTGCAATCAAGATAGTACCAGCGCCTTTAAACGCTCTGTTACGATATTGAGTCATAATTACTTAACACCTTTTAATTTAGCTACGCCCTGAGTTACCATACTATCAGCAAGCCATTTCGTAACAGTTAAAGTAGGTGTCTCTTTCTTAAATACAAAAGAACCCCCTACCATTACCGAGTCAGCAATTAAATCTACCTCGACCTTTTTTTGTAACCCGTTTTCGTCATTAGCCATTACTAATCCTCTAATTTATATAAAACAAATTCTTCAGATACAGATACCCAAAGTTCTTTAACGTCGCTTTCATATCCATCAGGAATGTGTTCAGCGGGTAGAGTAGTTCCAACTTTACCGCGCATCAAAGCGACTTTATCACCTACCGCTAAACAATGGTCTTTTAGGTCGCCGTTTGGGTGGTAACTGTATTTAGGTAAAGCCATAACTTCACCTATAATATTTTCATCAAGAGACTTTGTATCGACTACAATTAAACCGACTTTAGTTTCTTGCTTGCATTTACGAATTATTACGTTTCGCCCTACTGACGTTATTCTAGCCATTCTAATAAATCCTCTACCGTGTTAGTTGTTATAATTAGTTCAAACATTGCATATTCACTGTCATCATCAGGAATACTAAACTTAGCGTTTTGGAGTGTTAGGCGGTTTATATCTTTAACCGGGTCTAAACTCCCCACTACACTAGCTATAACGTCACGGTACAGTGTTTGAAGTCTTGAGTCAATATCTATTCTGTCTTTGACATCAATTGCACCACTAATAACCACCTGACGTAATACTGAGAATTTTGATAGATTCCACTTACTGAATGTGTCCTCTGTTACATGGGCGGCAATAATAGGAAACGACGGTTTAGGTTCAGCCGGATTAGCTACAGTACCCTTACGACTATTTCGTTTTAAGTCTTCTAAATAAATACGTACCCAACCGTCAATAAACGTAGTACCTTCTAAATTAGACATAGGTGTTTTAATGTGGTTGGTAAATAGTTTCTCAGCGTTTAGCATGTAATTCCCTTAAAAATGTTGCTTGTAAAAATGTGTTAATAGTTGGTTGAATATCTTCGCGTACAGACTCAAACAATTGATTGATAGAACGAGAATGTAATACGTGAATTCCTCCGGGGTTAGCTTTAGCTTTATTAGCTAACTTACTAGCCTTAGCGTTAATTAAAGGGTTACTAGATTTACCTGACATTTCTTTATAATATCTAGCAGCCGCTTTATTACTAAGAGCAATTCCCGAACTGTGCGACCCTTTTAGGTTTTTAACCATGAAAGCCCCGCTAATAGTTTTATAACCGCCTGAACGATTTACACGAACCCTAACACCACCTTTAACACTGGTTGAGTCAAACCTATCAAGTATTGTAGCCCGGGTTGTACTTTGTATAACCGCCCTCAATGTAGTTGGTGATGACCTACTAGCAATATTAACCCTACCGCTAACGTAAGCCTTAGATAGTGTAACGCGTTCTAATATCAAGTCGATACCTTCGTTACGGGCTAACGTTGCGGCTCTATTAACAGCGTTTGAGGCGGCTTGATTAATCTTATCATCAAACCCCTTCAACCTATTAATAACTAGTTTATCACCTGAGATTTTCATAATTGCTAAACTACTTCAGTAATAACTATATCAGTAGTGATAACTTCGTTAACGATACCCCAACCGATAATCCCGAACGCACCAGAATCGCCCGTATATGAGATAACATGTTCTACAGGTGCGTTACCATCAATAACAACTGACCATAACTTACCGCCAATATCGTTAAAGTCTACAGCTTGACCGTCACGGTCTACATTGTATGCTAACCAATCGAGTGCGCCATTTTTATTGATAGTACCAGTTACCCAACCGTCATAATCCCAAGCAAACGATTTAGGTGGTACTGTTATCAAACCATCGTAAGTATATGTCGGGTCTTTAGACTCATTTACACGTAGTTGTATCTTACCTGTCCACCCTGATTCACCTGAGTTAACATACACCCGGGGGTCAGTAGCAGCGGTAATATCTATAACACCCTTATACACATTGTCAAGGTATACTTTAACAGTCTTAGCGTCCATATTAACCACGAAGCCGATTAGATTACCCCCTTTATACGGGTCTATAGTAGGTAGGTCGTTAGGGTATGAAACGGCGTCGTTAGGGTTACTAGCGGGGTCATTTACAATAACTACACCATTGTTACTGTTATATTCAAATATATAATCAACTCGACCAAGACTAGTACCGCCATTTTCAGGGTCGCCACCATTGTTCATCCCCATACGTGCGCCGACGCTCCTAGTAGCACCGTAAGCGCTGTAATCTATTTCGTACAACGTTATACCGCTATTCATAGGATACGTCCAAGCATAGCCGTAAGTTTCGTTAGCGTTGTTAAAAACTAAATCATCACTTTCTAATATACCTTCATTAGTAGCTTCAAAGGTTAACGGGTATGACCCGCCACCTCCCACAATAGGAAACGCACGTTTAACAGCCTTACTTATTAATGATTGAACCAACCTAGTAACTATCATGACACTACCTTACATGTATTGGTTAAGACGACCTAAAACGATATTCAAGTTAATACCAGTACCACCCGTGGTAATAAGATATACATCTACACCTACACCGTGTTCAAGTTTAATTTGACTACCAACAACTACAGGGTCAGGCGTTGTGTAAGGTACTACACTCTCACCGTCATGATACCCTAAAGTGATAACAGTACCGCCGTCAACACCTGATACGTTGATTGCACTTGCTGAACCGTTTGTTTGTAATTTTTGCATACCTATAGTAGTAATTTTCATAACGCGTATCCTAGATTATATTTGAAGGTTATAGATGGTCGGGAAATTCATCATAGCTAATAGCGGCGTCTAACCACCAAGCGGTTTTAGTCTGTTCTATCATAGCGCCTAAAGTGTAAACCTCGCCAGTACCTAACTGTAATAACGCTGAACCTTTAGGCGGTTCTTCTAAGTCTGACTTTAGTATTTTAACAGCGGTTTGATAACCTACCACGTTATTAAACTCACCTTTAACTTGCTTACTTTTATCTACTATGACGTTAATAGATGGTAAAAGTAAATTAGCGATATCGTCGTATGGAAATTCAACGAATAACGCACAAGGTTCACCGAACAATTCATTAATGGTGTTACTGTTTTCAATGAATACATCTTTAAAACTCATGCGTTATATTTCCTATTACTTGTTTAACAATACATCTACGGTTAAATCACCACTTGCAACAGCGCGGGTAACAACACCAACACTAACAACAGTAGAGCTTAAAGCGCCTAGACTATGCACAATAGCGTTTAAATCAGTAATGTCTACTTTGTAGTCAGCACCGATAGCCAACGCACCCGCTATTTTAGGTAACTCAAAATGTCCTTGAGTGTGTATTGTGTTTTCTGTATTAGCGAGTGAATTACGGTCAGCAATACCAATTAACTTACCTTCAACAACAACAGCACTGTTAACAAGTGCGCGCGCTAGGGTGATTCTAATAGCTTCACCGCGATTTATAAATGTTTTAGCCATTTTCTTTGTACTCCAATTAAGCCGTCCGTGGCTGAATATGTCCAATTAATTAAAAGAGATTACGCTTCACCCTTCGAACGGTGAATGTAACGGTGGTCAGCAACACCAGCACCGAAGTCATGACGTACAATAGACTTCATACCATCAACATCGTGTGACTGAACAGTTTCAGTGTAAACACCTTCGTTACCTTCAAGGTAAGCGTATTCTACAGACTTCATAGAACCAGCCGCGAACGCTAACCATGCTTTAGAACTTACGTCAGATAGACGAGGTTCAACACGGTAAGGGAACTTACCAGCCCATAAATTAACATCAGCACTTGTAGTCGCCGTAATGCGCGCCTGTAGCAATCTGTCAGCTTGATCTTCAAGTTCGTAAGGTAATACGATTTGACCCCATTTAACAGGCATACGATTACCGTCGATGGTAGCCGTCTTGTGTCCGTCCATACGCAATTGTGATAAACCAGTATCAACAAGTGCTGATGCTGTACCTACGTGTAAGTTACCGTGGTCAGCGTGGAACAATTCTTTTCCATCTTCCATTGTGTGACCAAGTGAAGGGATAGAACCTTTACGCTTTTGCAAGTTCCACAATACGTAGTTTTTGTTAAGGATTTGACCCCAAACAATATCAGATTCTAAGCGACTAGCAGCCGAACCCCACATACGAGGGAACATATCAAGAGCGCCCATATCGTCATTCACAAACATTTGACGAGAGAAACCGATTGAACGTGCGAAAGTCGAGATGTTCATACGTTCTTTAGCTTCACCGAACGTTCCAGCGCGGTACTCACCGTTTTCAGCTAACGGTAGTAAATCAGGAGCATCACCAACTTGGTATAAATGCTTTTCGCGGAAATCACGAACGGTAGACTTAGTACATAAGTCGCGCCACGTTTGTTCTTCAGCTTCGTAATGATTTTGTAAGTTCTTGTTCATTACGTTTTCAAAAATTAACGGAAAGTCTGAGGTAGACATAAACGCACGTTGAGCAAATGCGATAGGTGACATACCCATTACAGATTCACCCGTAGCATTCATATAGTGACGGGCTATTTCAGCCATTCCCATACCTGTAAACTGACGACCAAAGTCACTAACTTCTACACCATCATTACCAGATGTACGCGATAGTAATAGATTAGTGATACCTTCCATTTCCATAGCGCGCTGATTATGTTCAGTACCGCTAGCTAGGGCATTACGACCACCACCGCTAGAAGGAACAGGCGTATTAGCATTAGAACGTTGTTCAGCAGCGTCTAAGATAAGCATACGAACAGTGGCGGCGTCATTACCAGCTTGTAAACCAGTGATAGCGATTGACTCGTCAACTTGCAAACTACGACATGTAGCGGTTAAAGCTACTTGGTCAATAGAGCGTTGCTGTAAAGCGGCTTGCATATCAGCAGGGGTAATGCCCGTTTGAATAACAGGAGCAACTACAGGAGCAATAGAACGTTCGACGGATACA